CATGTTCTTATCTTTTTTGGGTAACTAATATGTAATCCATATTCTCCGATTTTAAATATTGTACGAGACTCATAAACAGCAACGGGCTTCAATCCTATACTTCCGTCTCTCTTTACATACGGGTGTGGTATTGTTTGGTACTTCTTTTTTGTGGGTTTCATGTTGTGCTTTTCAATAAACTTAATAACTTCCTTCCCATTTTCTTATACTGATCTGCCTCTGCTGCTGCCTCTGCTGCTGCCTCTGCTGCTGCCCCTGCTGCTGCCCATGCTGCCCCTGCTGCCCCTGCTGCTGCCCATGCTGCTGCCCTTGCTGCCTCTGCTGCTGCCCATGCTGCTGAATCCCACTCGCCATCCGATACTACGCCCCCTTTTATTATTCTCTCGTAGAGCTTTCTTACTTGATGCAAAGAAGCCAAAACGTCAGGATAACCTTTTGCATATTTTTCTAAATCCTTCATGAGCCACACCATAAACTTCGGTGTAACTTTAGATAAATCGGCTCCTACAGGGATAACTTGCAAGAACTCAACGGCAAACTTCTTAGCATTCCCATTTGACAACCCCTCAAAAATTCTATCTTCTAAATAAGCTACCGTTTCGGGTATTCCTAGTTCACTTTCGTATCGTTTGTGAGGGGCGGATGAGTGGACAGCACACCCTGTTGCACATCCTTTCCCATTTTTCCAATAGCGCCCTTGGATAATTTGATCTGCCTTAGCATGAACCAATACCCGCTTAACGTATTTGTCCTTAATGGATTTTCTATTCCAAAAAGCTGTCATCTTCTTCATATTTGTTTCCATGTTAGATTGTTGATAATGTTGTAAATTAGTGTCTGCGATACACTAAATCTCTTTGCGATTGTAGGATAACCGACCACTCCTTTTATGAAGCGTTCAAAACCTTTCCCAATTTTTATGGCTTGTCTTTTAGCGTTTTCCGTCATAGGTCTTTAGTTTCATAACAATCATCTTTTGCACAGATCTTTACTAATCCACAAGAACACTTAACCCAACGATGACTTTTCTTTTTGGTTTTCATAGTTCAACGTCTTTCTTTAATGTTCTTTAATTTTTGGCTTTCCATTACACCATGTACCGTCTATAAGTTTATGCGAGTAGAAATACCCATATTGTCCTTCCTTCCCAGTCATTGTCATTCCCTCATGCTCAGGTAAAGGACAGGGTTTGGTATTAGTATCTTCTATTATCGGGGGATTCGCTTTATTCTCGTCGGACTTAAAAGTCTTGTCTAATCGTACGGCTTCTTTCACAAGATCCGCCTTCCAATCTAGTGCCTCATCAACCTCGGCCCAAGCCTCCTTAAAAGGAACCTTGTCGTCAAAATCAAACTCTACTGAGATTTTCTCGTTGGCATAATCGCCAGTGGGGATTAGCACCTCACGCTTATATTTCCTCATACTAGCTATGGTAGTGGATACAATCGTACTTGTCAAGTGCATTTTATTTATATATGTACTATTAGGTGGAAATTTCTCTCCCTATTGACTTTTACTTTGCAATATGTTTATACTTTACTTACGTCCACTTAAAGTGGCACTCCTACGGTAAGAGGAGTAAAATGAATTAGCATAAGTCCGTTTTCGCATCGGTGAGTAAGCACTTACCGAAGTTGCTAGTTCAACTTGCCGAGGTGAAAGCGGATTTTTTTATGTCTGAAAAACTTTACGAGATACAATTAACAGAGGACGATTTTGATACATTGCTACTAGCACTTCGTTATTGTGAACTTCATCATGTAGGTAAAAATGCTTACGGAAAAGAGATCGATTACAAACCTTCCTTCCATAAACTTTTGAATATTATCTCTATGAAGTTGAAACAGTTGTCGTTTTTTTAAGTAGACCCCTTGCCAAGTCCTTTGGTACAAACTAGGACGTATGGGGAGTTTCCGGGGAAAAAAAAGAATCTTTAGATCTACGATTGCCCGAAGGGCAATAAAGAATATGGATACTTTATGGTCAAAAACTATTAGCAGTCTAATCCATTATTTGATAATTCCGATCTTTTTTGCAATCTCCAACATTCGCCTTTTATGTTTAGCATACTCGTCGGAACTAATTGTATTCTCCCTTGCCTCACGTTCCTTTCGTTCTCGTCGTAAACGTATATCGGGCAACAAATCACGGCACCAGAACACCATAGGCTCATTGGGGTTTTTGTAAAATCGGTTTTTTTTAACAGCTTCTTTCATCCATTGCTTATATGTTGGATAGGTAGACAGACCAAACGGAGTATAGACTATCATCTTCAACTTATCCTTTTTGGCAATTTTAATCCACCTGTCCCATATACCAAAATGACTATCGTAAATAGGCTTTTGTAGATGAAAGATTATAGCCGTTTTTGTTATTATTGGTTTATACTGCATGGCTGGGATGATCGCAATGCCCGGATGGATCATTGAATAGCTTACAATCGTAATCGTCGTAATCGTTAAGTAGCCCAGTTGTGTCCTTGTCGTATATCGTCGTACCCTCATAGTGTACGCCCAGCTTATTTAACTGGTTCTTCACAACAGTCAGCACTTCTTCGTTTGCTTTATTCATAGTCAATTAAACTTCTAACGTCTTTAACCTCAACATAATCGTCGCAATCCTTAAATGGCCGTTTTTTCTTTTTTATAATAACCCACGTTTCCCCAACCTTTATGTACTCATCATTCCAGACAGGATCAAAGGTATAGAGAATTTCTTTTATAAGATCAATTAGTTTTTTCATAGTTTATTACCCAGCGTTAAAACTTCCTAGTAATCTGCGACTATTTTTCCCTGCTTTTACTTCTCTTACTTGTACGTCTTTTCTTTCGGGAGAGCCGTCAGCCCAGTTACACAAGCTAATAGCTTCTTTTGGACTTTTGGCAATAATAACCCATGCAATATACTCGTCATATCCTATTTCGTCTGTTCTGTGAACTAGATATATTTTCATTTTCATATTTCTTCACCTCTCTTTCTTCTAAGCTGGGTGATTGATCTAGTTTTACCTAAAGTCGTTATTCATTAAGTTACTCTCGCTGTAACACCCGGCTCAATTTATGATTAATTTAATTGTAATGTATAGGTCTGTACTTGTCAAGTGCAAATCACATTATATATACTATAATAGAACTATGAGCGATAACGGGAAGAGATTAAATAATGGACTATCAGTTAAAAAAAATGCCTTTGTCAACGAAGCTCTAAAAGAGATCAAGCAAAGAGGCACGTTCTCCGGAACCCGAATAGTAAAAAAAATATATAAAGTAAAAGACTCAAACAGCGCATCAAGTATTGCGGCTAGCAACTTGAAGGACCAAAACATCCGGCAGATCATTGAAAAGGCTTTAGAAGTAAACAACATTCAAGTACATGATCTTATTGCGGAACTTGCTCCCATTGCCAAAGCTCCCATAAACCCCACAAGAATAACTCCAGAGCTTAAAGTTAAGACCATTACAGAGTTACTCAGACTTACTAATGCTTATCCTACTAATAGTAAAAGCGAATTAAGCTTGAAGAAAGAGGTAACAACATACTCTTTTGATAAAGCTAAACAAGAGCTAACTAAGCTCAACGAGGAGAATACACTACTTCTTAAAGAGATTGAAGGCTCATAGTACACCCTAGAGCATCCTATAGCTCTATTTGAGGCTATTAAGACATCGTAAATGGTTCAATTTACGACGTTGTGATTGATTATTGTTGAGTGTATTAGACCCCCCCATACCACCCAAATCTACTTTTAAAAAACAATGACTAGCCCTCTTCCAAATACAGCACAAAAATCCCAGAAGCAGCAAAAAATTTGAGAATAAGCTATCCAAAATACCTGCTTTGAGGTATAATAAAAGCATGGGTAGGTTCAAACACAAAACACTGACTAAGCGAAGAGCGATAACTGCGGGGGAGCTGGCACTTGCCTTGGGATGCCACCGGCATACCATGCGGCGGAGGATCTTTGAGTACGGGGGACTGGAGATGCGGGATGTTATACAGATAGTTCACTTTATAAGGTGGTATACTCTAAAGTATGACTAAGTTGGCAAGGGAGGAGGAGTTGAAAAAAAAGCGGGGGGAGGAGGAGTATCTCCTGTCCCAGCTCGGGCAGGAGAGTGAGCGCAAGGCTGCGCCATTGGTCCAAGAACACGCCAAGGGGGAAGCCAAGAAGGAGCAGATCGTAATAGATAAAACCCATGAAACCCTGTTTGAGTTAAGTAAAAAGAAACGCTCTGAGTATTCAAGGGAGCTGTTGCGGGTGTTTTGGCGGTTTATCGAAGATGAAGGATTGCCTCCTACGGTTGGGGTTACCGCCTACTTTGACAAGAAGGGAATCGTAGTGGGGATAACAGGAACGGATCTTACGGGGGCGTTTAAGATTAGTGGGTATCCGAAGTTTGATACCCATGCTGCCAAGATTATGGCTGTAACCGTAGGCAACACGGTAGCTCGGATGATGGGGCACTTTAGAACCACAGATAGCGGGATAGAGTTGGTGGACGAGACTGAGTTGAAACTGTATGTTAGACCAAAAGATAATTAACCCGCATCTTAAAAAGATGCAGGAGGACATTGTCACACAACACAACATTAGAAACACCTTACTTAGGGAGAAGGCCGTTAATTCCTTATACCTATTCAACAAGTTCGTTTTGGAAGCTGAGAAGGGCGATCCAAACTTTGTACCTCTTGGTACCTTTCATAAGGTACTGTGCAACTTTGTAACCGACCAGTTTGACAAGCGCAAATTAATTCTCGTCCCGAGGTCTCATCTAAAGACAAAGTTGATCTCAATAGGCTACCCCACCCAGCAGATCCTGAAAAATCCGAAAGTAAGAATCCTCATCTACTCGGCAACATGGCAGATGGCGGTTGACATCCATAAGGGCATCCAAAAGAACCTGCAGTCCCCACGGATCATATCGGTCTGGGGGGACATGACTACTGACGCCGTGGAGTGGTCGCAGGACAGGACGAGACTGTCGGTGAACGACAAGCGTGAGCCCACGGTAACCGCAGCAGGGATAGACAATAATCTGGTAGGAGGCCACTATGATCTTATCATCATGGATGACGTGGTGAACCGTGATAACGTCGCAACGGCAGACCAGATTACGAAGGTTGTAACCCGCTACAAGGACTCGCTTGACTTGCTTGAACCCCACGGGCAGTTTATTGTAATAGGAACACGGTGGCATGATTCGGATTTGTACGGGTGGATACTGGATGCGGAGAACAACGCCTTGGAGAATTATCTGGTCAAGGTGGAGAGGGCATACCAAGGGAACATTTTAGAGGATGAGGGGTTTATCTCACTGTGGCCGGGTAAGTTTTCAAGGAAGAACCTTCTATCTAAACTCAGGGAAGAAGGGTGGGCTCACTTTAGCGCACAATATCTTAATGACCCAGTGCCTGAAGAGGATGCGACGTTTAAGCGTTCATGGTTCAGATACTACCTTTCAGACGATATAAGAGGAAAACTTATGACCCGCTTCCTACTCATTGACCCTGCGGTCTCCTTGAAAAAGGATGCAGACTATACTGCGATGGTTATAGTGGGGGTTGACGAGTGGAACAACATTTATGTACTTGACATCTACAGGGCTCGCATCCCCCCCTCCCAGCTTATTAACCAAATCTTTCGATTTAGGGACGCCTATAACCTAAACGACGTTGCCATAGAACAGGTAGCCTTCCAACGTGCCATAGGGTATTCCCTACGGGAGGACATCAGATTTAAGAAGCGCCCCATGCACATTACCGAGCTTAAACCACAGGAGCGAACCAAGGATCAAAGGATTAAGGGTTTGCAGCCACTGTACGAGAACGGGAAGGTGTTTCATAATAAACTTTTGGTTAATAATATTTTTTTGGAGGATGAGCTGGTTCGCTTTCCCCGCTCCAAACACGATGACATTATAGATGCACTATCGTACTTGCAGGATGTGGTCTTCCCGTCACGCCAAAAGCGGGGCGCAATTTCCGCTAGACATAGATACCTGTACAGGTAGTATACTTTAGACAATGCCAAAAAAAGACCCCACCATAAGAACCTACTACCAGCCCGAGGGGCAGGAGAAGGATATGCTTCAAAGGGTCTACAAGAGAAAGTTCCAGATGGAGTCTGCCGAGGAGAGGAAAAAGGCAGAGCGTGAGTGGGAACGGGGCAGAAAACAATGGGAGTCCCTCAGATCCGACAGAGATCCCGAGGACTGGCAGTCCAATCACGTAGTCCCCCTTACCACATCGGTTGTTGAGACCGTCCTATCCGAGGTCATAGACCAGTCCCCCCGTCCACTCATCCTCCCCCGTGGTTCGGAGGATGTGCCAAAGGCTACCGTCATGTCCGACGTATTCGACTATACGTGGCAGATCTCCGACTCGGATCTTGAATTTGAGGACATCGTGCACGATGCGTTTATTGAAGGAACGGGGATAGGGCAGGAGTACTTCTACTCGGATATAAGAAAAATCAAAACCGGCAAGGAAAACGGGAAGTGGAATGAGAAGGACATGATTGACTACAACGACTGCTACTTGGAATGTATCAAAAATAATGATTTTTTTGTAGATGAGACTGCACGGGGTTTCAGGGGGCCATACGGGGCAAGGGATGCCATAAGACGTTACATAATGAACATTGACGACTTCAAGCAGTTTTTCAAGGGCGATACATGGGACCCTTTGGGAAATGCTGATAAGGTTACCCCGGGCGGGAACGTAGATTACTACGAGTGGTACAAGCCACCTGAGGGGATTGATAAGAGTACCCAAGTTGAGGTTTTGTGGTATTGGGCGGTCAAACCCGACGATTGGCTGTGTATTGTGGCAAACGATGTGATGATCGTGATGGGGCCTAACCCCTACCGCCACAAGCAACTACCCTTTGTGCGTGCTATTGACATAAAACGAACCCACAAATTCTATGGCAAGGGAGAGGCTGCGCTTCTTGAATCCATCCAAGATGAGCTTAACGTGCTTCGTAGAATGGTCATAGACCGAAATCACCTTGACATAGACAAAATGTTCATAGGTTCTAATAGGTTGAATTTATCAGAAGAGGATCTGATTGCCCGACCCCATGGATTTATCCCCGCAGATGACGTAAATTCCGTCAAACCCGTAGAATATGGCGACGTTCCACGATCCGTTGAGATTTCCATCTCTCATTTGGAAGAGGATGCGACGGTCGCAACGGGCATTAACCCTCGTCAACAGGCTTTGCCCACAACGGGTACCGCAACCGAGGCTGCTATTTTGAAAGAGTCAACCTTAAAGCGGATCAGACTAAAGGTTAGACGGTTTGAGAGGGAATTTTTAACCCGACAAGCAAGGCTTCGGGTTTCTAACATAATCCAATACTACTCTCAGCCTAAACTAGAGAAGATAGTGGGGGAGTCGGGAACTCAGGAATACAAGGAACAGGTAGAACAGCTAAAGGCAAAGGGACTGCTGGTAACTAAGGGGAGTGAGAATTACAAGGCATCCTACAGACAGATCAGACTGGAGGGATCGGAGTTCGATGTTGATACGACAGGACAACCCAAAAAGAAATCTATTAAAGGGTTCTCGTTTTTTGAGCTTGAACCCAAGTTTTTTATCCCAGAGCGGGGAGGGTTTGATATTAAATTTGAGGCAGGTTCCACTCTTCCCATTTCCAAACCGCTACTTCAGTCCAAGGCAACCGAGATGTTTGATCGTCTGATTCAACTGTCAGACATGGTAGTACCCGGTGCTCCTATCTCGACCCAGAAACTAACAGACTATCTTATCAAGGTAAACGACCAAAATCCCGCAGACTTCTCCTCGGAGCAGGAAACTCCCGAGGATGACGCCGCCACCCGTCTTCAGATGGCGATAGAGCTTGCCAACACCGAAAATGATCTTATGATTAGAGGTCAGGATATTCCCGGAACCGCCTATGCCCCCTCGGCACACACCCTGATCCACACCAAATTCATGTCCTCACCTGCATTTCAGGAGGTGGAGGCGACTGATCCTAGGGTACAGATTTTTATGAAGCACGTTGCCTTTGAGATAGCAGCACAACAGGATCGGCAATCAGGGCAGGTATCGGCTCCAGTCCCCGGTGCCCCCAACGGTGCCCCTGTTGTGCCTCAAAACGGGCAAAAAGGAGCATTACAAGATACTTTACCTGCTAAAATTAGTGGTGGAGGACAAGTAGAACCTTCGATATAATGAAAGATACAAAACGCCGAACAACAGTCCCTCTTAAAAGCATCCCGCAGATTGTAGAGTGGATATTAAAGGGTGCAACCCGTGAGGAACTGGAGTTTATGGCGAATCTTGCAAAACGGGCTAATTTTGGGTATCTTAATAGTATATTAACAAAAATGACCGATTCAAGCGTCTATGCGGTGTTTTATGAGAGCAACAACATGACCGCAGATCAGTTAATGGTTTTCAGAGCCGCAAAACGGGGAGAAGTTGCGGGGCTTAAAGCCTTTTCAATGGCTTGTCAGGCTGCCCCTGAAGAGTTGAAGCGAAGGAGGAAAAAATGAAACCGTTTGATTTTTTAGGCTCGATGGGAAATTCGCTTAACCAGTACTTTGCAACGGGTGGCTCAGGCCCGTCTGACACCTTGAAACAATTTTTTCCCTCAAAATCCCAGAATCTTAGGATGGACACCTCCTCCTCAGCCCCCCAAATCACTCCCCAAGCTGTTCCACAGGCAACTTCTCAACCCCAACAGCAGTATCAGGGCGACCCCATAGAGTCGTTATTGGCTTCTTTGCAGACCCAACAACCCCAGCCTCAACAGGATTACACGCAACCCGATTTGGAAAGTCTTTTAGCAATTTTATTATTGTTGGGAGGTGGAGGTTATGCCAACGGTTAGAACAGCTCGGGGAACGAAACACTATCCTTATACTAAAAAAGGTCGTCAAATGGCTCAAAAAGCACGGGCGACTATGAAATCCAAATCTAAAAAATAATGGGAAAATCAAAAAAGGGTTGACAAGTACGAGTAAATATAATACCATTTCTTCATGGTAGACGATCCAAAGCCCGATACTCCACAACCCGAGCCTGCAAAAGATACTCCCGTTACCCCAGAGCCTCCAAAGGATGACAAAAAAGACATCGATCCTCTAAAAGTAGGAGAGGAGCTTGGAAAATACAAAAAAACCGCAGAGGAATATAATGTATATAGAAAGCAGGTCGATCCAATCCTAGAGACCATCGCTTCAGATCCCGAACTGATCGAGCAGATAAAAAAAGTACACGATAAAAGAACTGGTGTACCCGAAGAGAAGAAGGATGATAAGCCTATGGTAGGGGTTCAAGATAGGGATACCCGAACTGCCATAATGAACTCAGTAACTTCAGAGTTTGAAAAGGATGTTGGAATCGACAAGTTGACCCTAGAAGAGCAAAAAGAGATAAGAGGTTTAATGGGGTCAACCATGAAGATGCTTTTAGACCAAAACGATAACAAAACAATCTCTCAGGTTTACGATGAGGTTCCCCTGTCTAAGTATAAGTGGTATCTGCAACAGGCACACAAACTAGTCGCCAAGGTAGGTCAGAAGGTTGAGGATGAGAAGGATACGGGTGTAATAGGCGGGATGCCCTCCTCATCGATCTCCTCCTCGCAGATTACTTTGACCGATAAGGAAAAGGTTGTTGCCAAGATGCAGGGAGTATCCGAGGCGGATTACTTAACGATGAAAAAAGAGATAAATGACAGGCGAAACTCCGATGATTAAAATGCTCTTGACAAAGCAATTCTTCTTGTAATACATTTTAGTTAGCTTAAAAAAGCACCAACGACATGGCAAGACCTAGCGCACAGTTTTTTGAATATAGAAAAAATCTTTCGGGAGGGACAGGAACTCCCACGCCTCTTAAAGTAATCGTTGCCAACTCTACTACCCTTATCATAGGTGATTCAGTCAGAGTAAATACAGCAGGTTTTGTCGTCAGAAGTGCCGTTGGAGATGCAGTGTTGGGGATTGTTACTGGTTTTATTGACAATGACGGGATTCCAGTTTTGGGATTTGGTTACACAGGAGCAACCGCTCATACGAAAACAGATGATAATACCGTAGTAACCGCATCGGATAATCAAACCCGAACAAGAAAGGTGTACGCTGAGGTAACGGTGGCTCTTCCTGATATTCTTTTCTACAACGATTCAAGCGGAACATTAGCCCAAAGCAACCTTTTTCAATTTTTTGATCACGATTCAGATGCAAATCAAATCGATCAAGGGTCAGCGTCAGACACAAGTGGTCAGTTTCAGCTTGTTGAACTTGATCCCGACAATGATGCAGATGTGAGTAAAGGGTTGTTTAGAGTTTCAGAACCACAGTTAATGTATTACCACGCCAATAGTACGGCAGTAAACGAGGCATAATATGGCAGTCAAATCGAACTTTGGAGACATACTGGAACCGGGATTCCGAAAAATCTTTAACGATGCTTTCAAGGAGACCGAAAGAGTCTTTACCCAGCTTTTTAGGGTAAGTGATTCCCGAAAGCAGGATGAGCGTGATTCTGCGGTTTCAGGATTTGGATACTTGGTTCCTAAGCCGGCAGGACAACCCATAGCGTACGAAGATCCAGTTCAAATGTACGATGTTCTTTACACCCACATTACATACGCTAAGGGATTCAAGATCGAAAAGGAACTTTTTGACGATGATCAGTACAACATAATGAACCGAAAGCCAGATCAATTGGGTCGTGCTGGACGAAGAACAGAGGAAAATCAGGCCGCAACTATTTGGAATAATGCATTTTCTACCTCACAACAGGGTGGAGATGCCAAACCGTTATGTTCCACTTCTCACCCAAGAGCTGATGCGGGAACATCACAATCCAACGCATCAAGTACAGGACTACCTTTAACCGAAACCAACTACGAGACTGTTAAGTTGGCCATGAGAAACCAACTTGACGACAAGGGAATGAAGATCGATGTTATGCCACGCACGGTATTGGTTCCAATCAACCTTGAAAAGGCCGCAAACATAATCTTTAACTCGAAACTTCGCTCGAATACGGCAGATAATGACATGAACCCGTATCTTAACGAGGTAAAGGTCATCCCATGGATTTATTTGTCCTCAACCACGGCATTTTTCCTGATTGACAGCGATCAGCACCAAGTAACATGGTTCTTCCGAGAAAGAGCAAACTTCAAGCAGGATGATGCTTTTGAAACCGATGTAGCACTCTTTAAGGTAAGAGAGCGATTCTCAGGAGGATTCTCAGACTGGAGAGGTGTATACGGCTCCAAGGGTGATTCGGCTGCCTACTCCGACTAATTTCCACGCATTCTTTCTATGGGTTGGTTTACAAAATCTTTGTAGTTTTTCACGTCCTTCACAAGGAAAAAAGGGTCCCTTGCAGTTTTTATAGGCACACTTTTTGATTATCCGGCGCATAACTCATTCTACCCTACGACGCCAGATTTGACACGTCGATTTTACTTGTTATACCATTTACTAAATGACACGGTTTTCCTCTTTAGCAGGCAGGCTTCCATCATCAACAGCCGATCCTACAAATCCAAAAATCGGAGATGAATACTATAACACCACAAACAATGCTTGGATGCGCTACGATGGGGTGCAATGGTATGGGATTGCCCTTTCCACAACAACCTCAACATCTACAAGTTCGTCGACCTCAACCTCAACGTCAACCAGTAGTTCCACTACCACAACCTCAACCTCAACGTCAACCTCTACCTCTACAAGCACTAGTACGAGTACCAGTACCAGTACGAGTACCTCAACCAGTACTTCTACTTCAACGTCAACGTCAACGACTCAAACTACAACCTCCACAACCACAACGTCAACCAGTACATCAACATCAACCAGTACATCAACCTCAACGTCCACCAGTACAAGTACTACCACAACAGTATAATGACACACGCAACTAACATACTAGGAAAAATAAAGATGGCGTCAGTGCCTCCTGCAAACCCTGCGATAGGAGATGAGTACTGGGACACACTACAAAAAGCATGGTGTAGGTGGAGTGGGAACAATTGGCTTTGCACCACGTTTACCACCACGAGTACCAGTACCAGCACCTCAACGTCAACCAGCACAAGTAGTTCCACTACAACAACCTCAACATCTACAAGTTCGTCGACCTCAACCTCAACGTCGACTACCACAACAGGATAATGGCTGACACCCACTTTTCGTCCCTAGCGGGTACAAAACACAAAAGGCATGTTGGACTGGATGGTTTTCCAACAGATCCCCAAGTAGGAGACTTCTTTTTTGACACCTTAAACAACCGATGGTGTGTATACTACCAGTCTCAATGGTGGTTTAGGGCAGTTACAACAACAACTAGTACCTCTACCTCAACCACCACAACCTCAACCAGTACTACCACAACCTCAACCAGTACGAGCACGAGTTCCAGTACGAGTACCTCAACCACCACTAGCACAACGACCACGTTATAGTTGACATTTGCCGACCTATTGTAATACCATAAGATATGCAGATCGTTTACAATCCTCCCGACGGCGCACCAATAAGCGGATTTGTTCATGAAGGAATCGAGCTTGATTCCCACTACCCCGCAAACTATAAACTTGAAGATGGGGTATCTAATGGATTGGTACAGTATGAGGATGGTACCGCCTCAAAGCTCGTTGAGACATACGGGTTTTTAAAGATCGTAACCTCTGATGAGGTTAAGAAGTTGGCAACAAAGGTAGTAAAGTCTGTTGGAGGATCCGAGGAATTCCGATGTGAATACCCCGGATGTGATTTTACAACAGGAGCCGCAATAGCCCTAGCAGGACACAAACGCTCCCACAAGGGAGAGACTATTGAAGAAAATGGCGCTGACGAGTCGGTTATTCCAGTTTCCCGTGGAACTAAAATAGAACCTAGATACATGAACCCAATAGACTCACAGATCGATATTCAAAACGGGCCTGATGCCGATGGAGTTAATTGGTACGGGGAAGGAGTAACGGTCGAGAACCAGACATTCAAGCCATTTCAAAAGTTGCGCCCTAGAGGGAAAGGACACTTTTTGGGATGACAGTACACTCGGGAGTATGGTCGCCAACTGGAGCAGGGGATGCTAAGAAACTTGCAGGCTCATGTGAGGTTACGAATCTATCCCTAAAAGCAGGAACAGGATCAGCCTATGTTGCTTTTTATAACGGGAAAGTAGCGGCAGATGCAACACCCACTAATCTCAGATGGGTATTAGATGCCTCGGCGGCTACTTCTGACAATGAGAAATTTGACGGATTGACATTTGAAAATGGAGTGTATGCAGTGTGTGAACAGGGCGATTCCTCAACCCGAGTGTGTATTTCCTCACGTCAATATATAACTGACATAGAATAGTCTGCACTTGACAAGTACAAGACTATCTGCTTAACTATTACTTATGGCTTCTGAGAAAAAAGTAACGATTTTTACTACATTTGCCGACATATCCGAAGCCTACTCCCTCAACCGTATCGTTCAAGACCAGATTAAGATGTTACTCGACAACGGTTACAACCCTACGGTTATTGTGGCAGAGTCTTTTGTTCCATCTGGGGTTTATGCGGATGAGCGTGTAACTATCAAAAAGATCCCATTGGTTACAGTTCATAACGAGGTAAAAAAAGACCCTACATTTGAGGAGGACGTGGAGAAGCTCTACACTGCTCTAAAAGATACCTTCAAAGACGATGACGTTGTCATAACCCACGACATTGTCTACCAAAATGCTGCCCTCAAACATAACTTTGCATCCCGCCGTGTTGCCTCCGAGTTTCCGAAATTAAGATGGTTACACTGGATACACTCTGCCACCTCTCCAGTAACACTTGCAGCCCTTCGACCCTATTTTGAGGATGAATACCTGAAACTCATGGAAAAACCTTTCCCCAATTCATACTATGTGTTTTTCAACCACTATTCCATTCCACGAATAGCCAATAATTTTAACATCCCAGAGGAGCAGGTTAAGGTAGTCCACCACCCTTCTGATCTTGCGGACGTATATGCCCTAACCCCCAAAGTAGCTAAATTGGCTAAAAAGCTATATCCTGCCGATGTTATATGCGTCTATCCTGTTCGACTAGACCGTGGGAAACAGGTTGAAATGGTCATAAAAACCATAGCATCCCTAAAAGACTTTGATCTTAAAGTGAGGTTAATTGTGGTGGACTTTCACTCAACCGGAGGAGACAAGTTGACCTACAGGGATGATCTTAAAAATATCGCAATAGATTGGGGGCTAAATGCCGATGAGTTGATATGGACTTCCGAGGTAGATGAGCAGTGGAAGACCGAGGTTCCCCACAAGGATGTTATGGCTCTCATGCGTCTTTCCAATGTATTTATCATGTCTTCTGTGTCTGAGTCTTACTCCTTGATTACCCAAGAGGCAGGTTTGAATAAGTGTATTGTGGTGCTAAATTTTGACTTTCCTCCCTTTAGAGATATATTCGGCCCTAGTGCGATTTATCGAAAATACTCCTCAAACATTGACGTACTGAATGGTATGGATGGTAACACTACCACGAAATATGGCCCTGGCGGGATATCAGATGAGGAGCGTAAAAGCCACGAGAAGCGGTATCACAAGGAAACGGCTGGGTTAATAGCGGCAAAACTTAATAATTATGACGATATAAAACTATCTACATTCCTTAGAAAGTTCAGAAACCTAGATTATATTTTCAAACATGAACTAGAGCCTTTACTTTTTTAACATGGATAATAGTTGCATAATAGGTTATGGAACGGTTGGAAAAGCCTTTGCCCAAGTATTTGGGATAAAGAAGATTTTTACAAAGGATCAGAACGAGTCCAACATAACACTAGAGGAGGCTTCAAAGTGCAGATTGGTATTCGTCTGTCTTCCCACCCCAGTTAGAGACGGGGAGTATTACACCAAGGACATAGAGGACATCATTGTTCAGATGGAAGGGTATGGAAACGGGCCTATTTATGTTATCCGCTCAACAGTGTACCCCGGGTTTGCAATTCATCTTCAAAAAAAAGGAATAGACAGGGTTATATCAAACCCCGAGTTTTTAAGCGAAGCAACAGCAGTAGAGGATACCAAAAACGCCCCATTTGTGTTAATAGGTGGATTTGAGGGGGTATTTAGAGCAGAGGTGAGGGCATTTTATCAAGGAAGGCTGAAGGGATCTCCCATAATAGAGTGTGATAATACCACCGCAGAGTTGGCTAAACTTGCCCTCAACTCGTTTTTTGCCACCAAGGTTATATTTGCAAACCAGCTTTATGATGCTTGTGAGTTGACTGAAGCTAACTATCAAATAGTAAAAAGAATACTAGAGAAGCATCCCTACGGGTCTAAAAACCATTTTTCAGTATGGTTTAGAGATAAGAGGGGGGTACACGGGAAGTGTTTGCCAAAGGATAGTGAGGCTCTTGCCCATTATGGGAACTTGGATTTGATAAGAAAGGTTGTTGAGTTAAATAAAATGTACGTTCAGCTTCAACATGGTTGATTTAACCTTATGTCAGGTATGTAAGATAAACCCCGCAGTATACGGGGACGGTCTAACATGGTCAAGATGTGCAGCTTGTCAGCAAAAATCCAAGCCCGAAGTTCAACAGGAGGGGTTCAAGCATGAGATTGTATCGGATCTGACCTCGATTATCATTCCAGTGTATATGTCTTCCTACACCCTTTTTCACTATACGGGTAACTGCATAGGATCGCTACGGGAGCACACCAAAGAGAAGTACGAGCTTATTATAGTAGATAACGGTTCACCCATCCAGCCTCCTACTCTAAACTCCTACTATGCCCACAAGGTAATTAAAAACGAAAAAAATCTAGGAGTTACAAAGGCATGGAATCAGGGCATAAGAGCTTCACAAGGGGAGGTTATAGTGTTGCTTAACAACGATGTTCTTGTATACGATCATTGGTTGTCAGACTTGAAAGAGGCTTTAAACGAAGGATACGACTTGGCTATGGCGCATCCCATGTATTCTCTAACCGAACCATTCTCACGGGCAAGAGAATCGAAGCGAATAAGAGATATGAAGTTGCAAAGCGGTCAACGGTATTCTGATTTTAAGGATTTTTCCTGTGTTGCCATTAAACGCTCACTATTAAACGAAATAGGGACGTTTGACGAGAGGTTTATGTCATACGCTCAGGATTCGGACTTCTTCAACAGAATGGAAGAGGCTGATAAGAAGTGGACGTGTGTTGAGACCGTTGCTACTTCACACATATCAGATGCTACGGGATTTTCGATAGAGGATACCCCTAACATAATGAACAGGGATAAGGACGAGTATGCTAAAAAGTGGGAGGATGTAGACCGTGAGATTGAGGAAACATTGGGAGCCGAGAAACGGTTGGTCAGAACGTCAAGCGGTGGAGATGCGCTATTTCTTATTGAGAGGGGCAAATACCATCACGTTAAAGACCCACAAACCCTAAAGGCATTAGGGTTTAAGTTCGGGGATGAGGAGGTAATCCCTACTGAAGAGTTTAACGAATTTGAGAACGGAGGGACGATAGACAAGGATAATTACAAAGAGTATGTTTAAGTTTTCCGTAATCACCCCTGTCAACCTGTGGAATCAGGATAGGATTGATAGGTTCAAAAAGACCATAAAATCGGTAAAAGAGCAGACCTTTACCGATTTTGAGTGGGTTGTGGTTGATGACGGGTCGACCATTGAGTTTGACTGGAATAGCCTTAAAAAAAAAGGATTAAACCTAAAGTTGATCCACAAAACCCACGACGAGAGGGTTGTGGCGTACAACGTAGCGTTTGAGGAGGCGCAGGGGGAGTGGTTTGCGTTTTTGGATTCAGATGACGAGTACAAACCCAACAGCCTGTTAAGATTGTCCAAATTTATTGAACAATTCCCCAATGTAAGGATGATTAACTTTGGGTGTTTGTTTCAGCATAAGGATGGGGGCATAGCTTACCGTGATCCCTTCAAACCAAAGCGAAAAGAAAAGGGTCATGTTAAGTTTGGCGGGGGAAATATCGTAAATGGGACATTTATCTTCCACAGGTCGGTTTATGAGGATTTGGGGGGGTTCCCGCAAACGAGGATAGAAAACGTTGACTGTAGAGAGATTAACTACCCTAACGGGGCAGGAGAGATAGTAAGAGACCTGTACATGGGCACTCCGTATGATTTTGCAGCAGCAGCACAGTTGCAATACCCCGAAATAAGGGAGTTTTTCATGGTTGACCATGTAAACGAGCCTGCCAAAATTATTAAAGAGCTGGGAAACCCATGGGGGCAGGATTATTATTTGTTTTATAAGTACACCCGAAAGTATCATAGCAGAGTGTTAAAAGAATATCTTTACATAGTTAATCCTAGATAATATGATTGACATCTTCATAACCACATTCCAGAGACAGGAGTTTGCCAAGGAGTGCGTTAAGTATATTGGGGAGCGTACCTCTAGCTACTACCGTATAACCATTATTGATAATGGTGGAAATGAGTGGGCGCAGCATCATGGTAGGATATACCGCTATGTTCCACTGTGGAAGTCTGTGGGAAATGCCGGAATACACTACGCATGGAATACAGCTCTATCTTTGGCAGAAGGAAAGTACTTTATAACCACTGATCCTGATCTTCTAGTCCCAGACCTAAACCCAGACTGGCTGTCCCAGATGGTTAAACTGATGGAGGAGCGGCCTACTTATGGTGCGATATCGATGATGCCCCACATCTTCATAGGAGCAGTCAGCATAGACCCCAACGACCCAGAGGATGTCAAGGATAGAAATATGTGTGGGGCGGTGTTTAGGATAATGCGAACAGAGGCAACAAAGATAGCAGGAGGTTGGGATTTTAAAATCGAAGAGGGCAGAAACCACGAGGAGCGTACCATCTGCTCTAGGATGCACGATGGCGGTTATAAAACAGGTATAGCCTCACGGATCAGGGCATATCATAACTTTGGAAATAATTGGGGGTACGATGAGACTTTTACTCCACAGCGTCAAAAACATACACCCGAGCTTAAAGAATATGTTAAACAGTTTGATCATCGTGAGGCATACGACAACAAAACATGGCTACCTCTATAATTGTAAGTTGCTTCAACAACAACAAAACAGCCTGTCACATGAGTATGTTGTGCTTGGATCATGTGAGAAAGTTTACCGATAGACCCTATCAGCTTATTATAGTGGATCCTATTCCCAAAGAGCCCATAAGAGACGACTATGGAACTTTGGAGCTCACCGCACCTGACACTATCCACATGAAACTAGACTATGACCCCGGATACACAAAGGGAATGAATATGGGGGCTGAGAAGGCGGACGGGGATGTATTGGTTTTTCTTCAAAACGATGTGTTTGTTAGGGAAGGATGGTTGCCTGATCTTTTGAAGTATCTTGATGAGTACGACGTCGTATACCCAGATCAAGTTCCAAGATCAAGGGAGTTTGTTTTGGAAAGTTATAAAAGATCCCACGATCATCCTGACTCTAGAAAAGGTGGGCGGGATGCGGGACTTATCATGGTAAAAAAAGAGATATTTGAGAAGGCTGGAGGTTGGAATGAGGACTTGGGTATTTTAGCAGAAAGAGACTTTTATGATAGGCTGGATAGGGTTGGTGCGAAATGGACTGATACGAACAAAGTATATATTACACACATCATGGCTGCAACCAATAGAGCGTTATTAGATGAGGATTATGATGAATATAACCGCAGGATGGAGCACGATGCTCAAATTTTAAACAAATGAAACAACTTAATGTAGGTAGAGGAACAGGAAGAATGTTAAAAAATGGTTACGTTTATGTTTTAACAAAAGGTCATCCAAAAGCTGATAGATATGGATACGTTGTAGAGCATAGATTAGTGGCCAAAAAGTTTAGTGGAGCTTTACATGATCACGAAGACGTACATCATGTGAATGGAATTAAAATAGATAATAGATGGGAAAATTTGATGATTTTAACAAGATCCGAACATATTAAGTTGCATAGAAAAAGAAAACCACTCAATCCTAAAAAAATAATAAATATTGAATTGTTAAAGTTTTTTAGAAAGAAAGGATTTTCTGTTTATACGATAGGTGCAATTTTAGGAATAGGTAAAAGCTCAGTTCACAGAAGGATACAAGAATATGAGATTTAGGGAACGTGTTTACTGGGATAGCTTCAAAGACCCCTACCAAATGGGAGCGCAATCTCATAGGGTATACCTGCTGAACCTTTTAAGGGACAAGGGAGTTAAAAGTATCTTGGATGTGGGTTGTGGTACAGGGCCGATTTATGAGCTAATCAAAGAAAACTTTTCGGGGTGGAACTTTAAGTACAAGGGAACTGATTATTCATGGGGGATGATCGATGTATGCAAACGTGAGTTTCCCGAAGGGAACTTTGAGGTTCAGGATGCCAGAGCGATAAAGGAAGAGGATCGTAGTTGGGATTGTGTTTTATTGATGCACTGTTTGGATCATTTGGACGACTACGAGGCTGCAATCAAGGAAGCATCACGGGTCGCAAAACGGTACGTTTTAATCGTATTATGGCGCAGTATTAACTATAACGAGGGGGGTCAGAACAACCTAAATAGCAGAAACCGCTATGGCAAGGAGGAGGAGGAGGAAGATTGGGAGGATACGCACCTTCAGGATTACGCATGGGAGCCTCTAAAAAAGGCCTTTGATGACGCTGGACTTACAGTTGTTATGACAAAGGATGATCTGGAAATAAATAAGGAAGGAAGATTTAATACATTGATACTTTTGGAAAAATGATAGACGTAGGAACATTAAGACTAACGAAAGCTCATAGAGATAAGGTAATGAAGGCTCTAAAAAGCAATAGGCTCTCCTACGGAGATATGACAAGCGAATTTGAAAAACGGTTTTCTAAACTTCATAGTAATAAGCATGGGGTTATGACCAATAGCGGAACCTCGGCACTTCAGGCTACACTTCACGCCATGAAGATTCTATACGGGTGGAAGGATGGGGACGAGATTATAATTCCAGCAACAACATTTGTTGCGACATATAACGTAGTACGCCATGTTGGACTTAAACCTGTGTTAGTAGACATAGACGGGGATTTAAATATCGATCCTGATTTGATACTAGATGCTTTCTCTCCTAAAACAAGAGCTATTATTCCAGTTCATCTGTTGGGAAAACCTGCCCAAATGAGAAAAATTATGAAATTAGCCAAAAGTAATAAGGTTAAGGTAATAGAGGATTCTTGTGAGGCTGCATTTGTGCGTGGAATTGGTATAGGGGATGCTACGTGCTTCTCATTCTATATTGCACACCTTTTGGTAACGGGGGTAGGGGGAATGGCTATAACCAACGACAAGAAACTGGGTGATCTTATCAGAAGTTTAATTTTTCATGGAAGGGATAACAAGTATCTAACCATAAACGATGATGATGTGCCCACCAAAGAGATCATTCATTCTAGGTTCAAATTCAATTACCCCGGCTATTCCTACCGTTCCACAGAAGTAGAAGCTGCATTGGGATTGGTGGAGTTGGATAACTACAAAGGGATGATAAGAAGACGTCTACAAAACGCTAGATACTTAGATCAAGAGTTAAAGTTTTACGGATCGTTGGGGTTAGAATATATTAAAAACCATGCCATGATGATGTTTCCTTTAATCTGCCACAGACGGGATGCTCTTATGCTACACCTTGAAAAACATTCTATAACAACCCGTACGATCATGCCTCTTATTAACCAACCATATATTAAGGTACCAAAAGATAAATACCCCACCTCAAAACTAATACTGGAAAATGGATTGCTGATAGGGTGTCATCAGGATTTGAGCAGAAAAGATTTGGCTACGATGGTTAAAATAATTAAAGACTTTTATGATAAAGCCTGAAGAGGTAACGATTATAGTTCCAACATTAAATAGGGGCAAGGAAATAAAATTCTCACTTTTGTATTGTTTAGAGTCTTTGAACGAAACTGCTCCTAGCATAAAAAAAATAATAGCTATAAACGGAACGGTAGAAGACTTAGACGAAGAAGCCGATACGTTTCCTACGATGGCTGATTCTTTTATTTCTTTAACAGAACAGGGACAATGCAAGGCTACAAATGCGGCAGTAGCTACGACCAATACTCCTTGGATTTTTGTAACAAATGACGATATGGTATATCCTGAAGGGTGGTTTGATAAGTTGGCTTATTGGACTGAGGTTCCTAAATTACAGTGCGTAAGTCCTAAGTTAGTTGAACCAAGATCGGGAGCTCCAACGTTCTTAGTAGAATTTTGTGGGGGGGCAGGTGGGGATTTTGACAAGCGCAAATTTACAGAGTTTGTGAAAAATAGTAAAAAGCCAGAAAGATTAGATTCAGGATTTAATCTGCCTTTTCTTATCAAACGAGAACTTTGGGATTTAATAGGAGGTTATGATATAAACTACGATCCTTGGGGATCAAATTCGGATTCAGACTTAGAGTATAAAATTAAATCAGCAGGAGTGGATATGTGGCAGGCTCAGAATTGTTTAGTCTATCATTTTTCTCAAACTTCAGGAACTTTTGAGCCCAAAAACGACTCACACAGATTTAAAAACTACGCTTACTTTAAGGAAAAATGGGGTTTTGACAGAACGGATAATGGAATATGGGAAGCTACTTTTAATATCCCAACAAAAGAAGAAGGTCGCAAGTTTAACCCAACGTGGGAAAACTATTATGGATCTAAATAAACTTGATGTAGAAGCTCCTCTGGGAGCGTTTAGCGTTCTTGATGCTGAGATCTTAGTTCCAGAAGTTGAGAAACTTGGATCGGGACAGATTTATCTTGAGATAGGAGTTGATAAAGGAAAGTCATTGTATATTGCAAGACAAGCTGCAAAAGAAGGAGTAACGGTATATGGGATCGATGTTGGGGAAGATCCTAAGATACCAGGAACGAAGTTTTTCCAAGCAGATAGTAGATCATTTTCAAGAACATGGAATGAAGCTATAGACGTTTTGTTTATAGATGGGGATCATAGCTACATAGGTTGCAGAACAGATATTGAGCTATGGTATCCGTTTATGGGGAATAATGGGGTTATGTTGTTTCACGATGGAGATACTACTTCACCGGGTGTTGTCTGGGCTGTTGCTGAATTTGTAGATACTCATAGAGGAGTAGTTAAAGAGTGGATAATTCATAAAAGGACAGATAAAAATACAAGTATGATGACTGTAAGACTTTAATGAGATTTGCTAAGTTATGAAAACGATTCCAGAGCTAGATGAACATATAGCAAAACACATTCAAGGTGGGTTTGGTCAGGCTGATATGGCGGTAATGCGTGAGGAAGCCTCTAAATTGAAGCGTGGGCAGGTCTACGTTGAGATAGGTGTTGATGAGGGTAGATCAGCCAGAGTATTCCACGAATACGCACCAGAGGGCGTTTACGGAGTGTTTATAGATATCCACGATCACGGCCCTATCCCCGAAGTTAGCGTGTCTAGGGCTGTGTTCATGGAGCAGGAAGGAATGGTGGGGTTACTAAAGCGAAAGTTCTACGTGCATGGGGATGCTGATGAGTTTGTAGCCTTGTTTCCTTATCCATTCATAGACCTTATGTTCATAGACGGGCATCACAATTATGACTCGGTAAAACAGAACACTCTACTATGGGAGCCAAAGATGAATAAAGGAGGAACTATTCTGTTTCACGATTACGACCACCCTGAAACTAAACAATGGCTTGACGAACACTACGGAAAGAAGATGGAGATACTACATAACAAAATAGTTCGTGTTAGAAAATGAAAGTCAACTTTGTGGGAGCATTTAACCAACCCGGATATGTGGGAGAGATTTCAGATGAAACTCACTTGGCCACTAATCTTGAGAGTTATGTACAAGTAGTCCGTATACCAAGAGACGAGTGGCGTGAGTATGTTATAGAGGGCAGTCCAAAAGGTAAGTATAAGAATGTACCTACTGACCTGAAGGCGGATATTAACCTTATTGCCAAGTGGCATCACTTTTATGACGGGAGCTTTATAAGACGGCTTAGGGAAGAAAGCGGTGCACCGGTATTCTACTGGATATGGGATTTCATGTGGGATCAGGGGTTTCCTGAATGGCACATCAAAATGGCTCAGGAAGCTGATCTGTATTTATCAGGCGAGGCTGGGATATTTGACGAGTATAAAAAGCTAGGTGTTAAACCCTACTATTTTCAGATGGATGTGTGTGATGGGGATCTGCCCAACTACCAAACCTCCCACAAAAAGTATGATGTAGTATTCACAGGTTCATGCATAGGTCAGGGACATAGAAAAGAGTGGTTGCAGATTATAGACAAGGAGGTACCCGTTAAGATATTTGGGTGGGGACATGAGGAGTGGAGGAAGCTTGGACTGGATGCAGAACCTCCTGTATATGGCGCAGCATACAACAAGCTAATCTCAGAAAGCAAGGTTGTATTGGGATTTTCGGCAGAGCCAAACTGTTATGGATATTGGTCAAACAGAGTCGGCAAGGTGTTGACTGCTGGTGGGTTTTTGTTGCAAGAGTATGCACCGGGCATGGAGTGGCTTCTACCACAGGGTATAGCATATTTTAACACCCCTAAAGAGGCTATCGCTAAGATAAAATACTTTTTGGTGAACGAAGAAGAAAGGCAACGGATGAACCGCACCTACAGAGGGATTCAGTACACCTCAAAAATAAGGTCGGGACAGTTGGCGTTATTGATGGATAGGTATTTGGAGGGGGATCCAGCAAAATGGAACATCTTACCATAGCCCCATACGCCCACTATGGCCGTCCCAAAGGACAAGGGCTAAAATTACATTTGGGGTGTGGGGATTATTGGTTTGAGGGATACATAAATATAGACGCTCAGGTATTTGCGGGAACCGATATGATCGCAGACATTCGGGAGTCCCTCCCATTTCAGCCAGAGACTATAGAGACTATTGAGGCGCATGATGTCGTGGAGCATTTTAACAGGGATGAGGTACATAACATACTGGAAGACTGGAAAAGAGTGCTTATACCCGAGGGGAAGGTTATAATAAGCGTACCTGATATGGATGGACTTATCGCACAATACGAGCATGACAAGGAGAATACGATTCAGCAGATTTACTCGATTGTAGATCATCCTTCCCACAAGTGGGGGTACACTAAGGAGTCTATGTTCAAATTATTAGAACATCATGGACTTAACAATATACAAGTTTCACAGGTAGAGTATGAACACCGATCAGGAGAGCCCAAGCTCAAAGCAACCGCAACAAAGTGATCTGTGGTTTTTTACCCCGGACACCGAGACCTTGTGTCGTGGTGGGGGAAATGGCCCAAATCACCCTTCCCAACTGTATGCCATCAAAAAGTACGTGGAGCCTAGGATGAGTTTCCTAGATTATGGATGTGGGTCGGGAACAACTTTGGAGGCTTTACTAGAAGGAGGCTACCACCCCTACGATCCTACTAAGCATCTTAATTTTTTTGATAGCTCCAAAGGTCAGGCTCCATTGTTTTACCACGGAACGGACATAATCGGAAAGAATATAGAGTGGTGTCAGCAAAAATGGCCTGATCAGAGTTTTTTCATTAATCCCTCCATTCACAAGATAGATCAGGATGATAGGAGTTTTGACGTTGTTTACTCACGGCACGTTGTAGATCACATGAGGAGCTTTGAGGATGCCTTGGATGAGCATTGTAGGGTGTCTAGGAGTCTGGTAATAGTTGTACTGTGGACGGGGCTTTTGGATTCTGAAGAGCATGAGATTAAAAATATAGTGGATCAACGGGGTCTGCCCACCGAAAAAGTCTATCCCGATGAATACACCAACAACTATTCCCGTAAGAAAGTCCTTGACTATCTTGAAAATAAAGAAGGCTGGAAACTTATGGAATTGACAGAAAATGTTGGAGCAGAAGTGAAAGGGTGTGATACCGTTATCGTTCTTAAAAAAATATGACTCCAAAGATTTTGATAATTCCTGCCCGAAGGCATATCATAGAGGCATATACTGAGTATCTGATTTCATATCTGTCAGACGAGTTTTATTTTGATGTAGGCTACCCCCCAGAGGCCGAATACTACGACTCTATTGCTGTAAACGTATTTGAAAAGAATACCTCGATTCTAAACAAAAATCCTAACGATTATGATCTTATTTATCCCCACTTCTCAACCCATACATTTCTGGAGCCTGAAAGTGCCTTTCAGCATAAACTGGCAATAGTCATACTAGACTCGTTTCCTAGGTTTCATGGGGATGTTGCGGTATGGGGAAGTGCCACGGAGGGGATGTCCCCGTCCCAACCTCATCACAAGCTACGGTTTGGGATAGATACCAAACTACTTCGACCCATTCCAATGGCAAGAACCGATGATAAGTTTAGGGTAGGAACGCTGGGGAACGTGCAGACCCCAAGAAGATACGTCAAGGAACTATTCGTAGAGGCTTTATCAAGTATGGATAAGACACGGCTTATGATCTATCCTGCCGAGTGGCACAAGCATACCAGAATAGACGAGATAGAGCTTATGGGCGGGATGCCATTTTTAAGTTCAGTAGTGGACGGGGATAGACAGTATCCTTCACTTCCGAATATGTATAACCAGATGGATGTGTTCGTGCGTCCCGACATAGATCAGGGGTATCACTTTCCTGTTATGGAAGCAGCGGCTTGTGGGGTGCCTGTGGTGTGTTGTGATAGTGGCAACAATAAAGAACTTACCGACGCCGGTGGGGGGATACTTATTGATCCATCGGATAGAGATTTGACAAGAATAGCCCGTGAGATAAGAGGCGCCTGTGAATACTTGCGGGATAATACGCACGAGAGGATCAAGATGGGAATAGCGGGAAGAAAGTTTATTGAGAAAAACTACACATGGAGCAAATGGGCTCCCAAGTGGCGGGAGTTTTTCAGGGAGGGGATAAAAAATGCGAACATTTGAGTTGAGGGCGTTTAACAATCTTATGGAACAAGTTATGAGAATAAAAAAGCGACTTTTATCTACTAATTATAAAGATAGGCCAACGATAGAAGATAAGCAGTGGATTATGGGAGGAAGCACTTTAACTCTTAGACCTGAATTTGTGAATTTGTATATCAATGAGGATTTACGAAAGATTTATGGTAGAGAAAACTTAACATTAAAGATTTTTTATAATCCATATCCTTTGGAGATGAATTTTTATAATTGCCACTGGAGCCAACAGTCCCGTTTATTTGAATCGACTTCCATACAAAATATATTTGCTTTTTATGGATACGCTCCTTTTATATCCGATCTTGTTTTTTTAAAAAACGGTTTTGTAAAGTACATTGCTCAAGTAACCGAGTTTATTTCTTCTGAGACAATTTTTGATAAAGAAATAGAAGACAATTATAAAAAAGAGATCAATGATTTTTGCGAGACTAATGGATTTTTGCATTACGATTTAGACCGCCAAAATTTACGAGAGAAGAAAATAACCGATTTTCAAGGATATAGGTTTATCAGAAAAGACAATATCTATGGAAATTTTCTATCTATATTTATAGAAAGGATCAAAAAAGGATTGTCTTTTGGCGGAGATGAGAACTTACCCTACCAGTCTGTAGAAGAGTTGGATATTGTAGGAAGAAGAAGCAATTTAAAGCGTCAGGAGTTTATAAACTTGAAAGGGGAAAATCTGGGAGACAGGTGGAGTGTATTGGATATTGGATGCAATGGTGGATATTTTTTAAGAAGAGCGATGGATAACGGAGCAAGTATGGCCCTCGGAGTAGATACCTACAAAGTTGCAGAAACAGCTCACTGGCTCAATAATTATCTTGGATATTTTAATGCTAAATTCCAAGAAGAGATGCCACAAGAAAAATTTGATGTCGTTTTGTTTTTGTCAGGGTTTTCCTATTTTAACTTAGATACAGTTTGCAGTTTATCAAACAATCTCATGTTTTTTGAAGGACATGGAAATCATAAAGCAGAAGAATATATCCCCTTGCTAAAACCGCATTTTAAAAACATACAAGTTTTAGGATCTGTAAATGATTATCCCGAATCTGGGAAAAGGGTAATAATACGATGTCAAAAGTAACTAAATGCAGAATCTGTAAAGGTAGAAAGTTTAAAAGAGTGTTTTCGCTAGGCAAACAGCCTTTGGCAAACAAGTTTATTGATCCTAAAAAGGACAAGGTAAGAGAAAAGGTGTATCCCCTCGTTCTTTTACAGTGTCAGGGTTGCACCTTATTGCAGCTTTCGTATGTTGTGCCAAAGGAAGAAATGTATGATGAGTACTTTTACGTTCCGTCAGTCTCAAAAACGAACCTTTTGCATTTTCAAAATATTGTCAAAAAAACAGTAAAAGCTCTTAGGCTTAAAAAAGGAGATCTTGTAGTAGATATAGGATCTAACGATGGGAGTCTGCTCTCTCATTTTAAGAAAAAAGGGATAAAGGTAATAGGCGTTGATCCTGCCAGAAATATCAAAAGCAAGGTTAAGACGGTGGTTGGATATTTTGACAGAGCAACGGCTTCTCTTATTGTTCGCACTACAGGAAAATACGCAAAGCTCGTTACTGCAACCAATGTTTTTGCCCACGTTGATGATCTGTATGCTTTTATTGAGGCTCTTGACTTATTGCTTGATGGGGATGGGGTATTCTTTGCACAGTTCCCTGACGCCCGAAACCTTCTTGCTCAAAACCAGTTTGACACGATATACCACGAACACTTATCGTATTTTACCTACGAGCCACTATATGCTCTTTTTGCAAATACACCGTTTGAGCTTTTTAATATAACCTCAGACAACATTCATGGGGGGAGTATGCAGATTTGGGTAAGACGTAGAAGGTCTCTTATTCCAGAATTCGTAGCTCACTCTATAAAGATTAAAAAAACCTTAAAAAAGCTTATTGTCGCCGAGAAGAAAAGGGGGAAGAAGATTGTTGGTTTTGCAGCGTCAGCCAAAGGGACTGTTCTTCTTAATTTTTGTGGACTCGATAGTTCTTTAATAGATTATGTCGTTGACGGGACAAAGTATAAACAGGGGAAGATGGTTCCCGGAACGAATATAAGGATTTACCCAGAGTCCCATCTTAAAAAAAACCCCCCCGACATAATACTTATTCTTGCATGGAACTTTGAGAAGGAGATCTTGAAGAAACTTCATGGCAGAGGTTATGAATGTATTATTCCAATTCCTAAAGTTAAACTCATAAAATGAAAATAGCAATAGCTGACAACGCAGGTTTAAAGTTCTGTCAGGACTTGAAAGAACACTGGGAAAAGAAACATGAGGTAAGATATGAGCGTGGAGCGAGTGAGCATTTGGCTCAATGGGCCGATCTTTACTATGTTGAGTGGATTGATGGAAACCTAGACTACCTATGGAAGATATATAACGGGGCAGAGGGAGTGTCCCGAACCGAAGACTGGGACAATAACAAAAAGCCCAAAATCGTTTGTAGGATGATTGACTGGGATGTGTGGGTCGAGTATGTTCCCTTCTACTCCCAGCAATATATAGACTTCATAGATACCGCAATAGTCATAGCCCCACATATAAAAGACAGAATAGAGGAGAAGGCCAACTACGGCACAAAGTTGCACTTGATAGAACCCGGAGTAAACCTTGACAAGTTCCCGCTCAAAACCCAAAAAAACGACGGTTTTCAGTTGGGGATGGTGTTGGGGGATATGTGGTGGCCTAAAAACCACATGGGAGGGCTGGATATATTCACTCAGTTATATAGACAGAATAAGCAGTGGAGGTTTCACATACGAGGGCAGCACGAAGGGGGACAGTATTGGCCTAAAATGTACGAACACTACATAGAATCAAGAGGTATTAAAGACGTAGTAAAACTCTACGCTCACGTTGATCAGATGAACCAATGGTACGAGAATATTGATATACTATTGCATCCGGGGATGAAGGAGACATTCTGCTATGCGGTAGCAGAGAGCATGAGCAAGGGGATACCAACTGTTGTCAACAAATTCATGGGAGCCGAGAAAGTATGGGATGAGGGGATGTTGTACGAAACACACGATCAGGCTGTCAGGATGATTAAACAAGCACAAGAAGCAGATCCTAAATTTATAAGAAAACACATTGAAAAACGCTACCCCTTGCAAAGTATGTTAGATAAGTTTGATACACTATTGGGAACATGAAAAAGATCAAATTAAACAAAGGACTTTTTACCAAAATAGACGACCAAGATTATAATCTGGTTAGTAAAAAGAAATGGTTTGTTTCTAGCAACGGATATGTAGTAGGAAACTTTAGAAATAAAGGAAAAAATAAGACTATACTATTGTCGAGATATTTATTAGACCCCCCCAAAGGACTTACTGTAGATCATATTAACAGAGATAAACTAGACAACAGAAGAATCAATTTAAGAACTGTAACTCAAAGTATAAATTCTCATAATCAAAAATTAAAAGTAGATAATACAAGTGGTTATAAGGGAGTTTCGTATATAAAAGAACTTGGAAAATGGGTTGCTAGAATTAGGATGAATTATAAACGTATTCATTTGGGTTTATTTGATAGTCCAGAAAAGGCAAGTAACGCTTATATTAAAGCAGAAAGGAGTTACTGTGAGTGATTGGGATAGAAAAAACAGACCGTTGGTTATTTTAGAATCAGATGACTTTCAGGATAAGTACGACCGAAATGGTCTTGAAATGTTATTTTACTGGAAGGCTAAGTATCCTAAGTTTAAGATTTCCCTTTTTACCATACCCAACAAGACGAGCAAAGGTATGCTTGATCTTATGGAAAAACACGACTGGATAGAGCTTTTGGTACATGGCTGGGATCACGACTCAAATTACGAGTGTTGGGAATGGGATTATGAGAAAACTACTGCATTAATGAATAGGTTGGACGGGAGGTATAGAAAGGTTTTTAAGGCTCCCGGGTGGATGATTACGGGTGATGAAAACGGCGGTGGATCAGGCTATCCCCTCCAATCTCACAACAAATTAGCGTCAGATAATCAAGCATTATATAAAGCGATGAGAGATTTAGAGTTTGTCGTGTTTGACCGCCATTATAACAAGCAGTTCAGACTTGAAGACACAAAAATAGTATGCGTGGACTGTAATTCAGATATAGTTCATTGTCATACTTGGGACATGATTACAGGTGACCTCGCTGGAAAGAATGGCTTTCGGCAAATCGAAGAACTCCATGGTGTCCCATGGGATAATAACACTGATTTTTATTTTGTTAGCGAAGCACTAGAAAAGGGATTGTTTAAGTCATGTCAAGAGTAATTGTAGATCAAAACAACAGAGCGTTATTGAATCAATACAAATGGTTTATTAAATCCAATGGATATGTTACTGCAAAAATAAAAGGGAAATTTATTTTATTGCACCGATTAGTAATGAAAGCTAAAGAGGGAGAAGAAATAGACCATATAAATAAGAACAAACTTGATAATCGTAGATCAAATTTAAGATTTTCCGACAGAGTCAAAAATATGCGAAATGCCACTTATAGACCGGGGGAAAGTGGACTAGTAGGAGTAAGTTTTCATTCACAAAACAATAATTGGGTTGCTAGGATAAGATTGAACGGAAAGAGAAAACATCTTGGATCTTTTTCTACCAAAGAAGAAGCACATAAAACCTATCAATTAGCTCTACAATCATGTCAGACGTAACCTTCGTATATCCAATAATAAGAACGGACTACGTAGGAAGATCCCTAGAGACCTTATTTAAGTACACTGACAGATCAAAATTTAAGCTAATCGTAGTAGACCAATCCATAGAGGGTTTAGCGCATAATCCTAACATTGATTTATACATAAGAATGAAAAATGCGGGCTTCTCAAAGGCTGCTAACGAGGGAATAGTACATGGGCTAAAGTGGGAAACACCATATATCGCAGTGGTAAACGACGACACTGAGTTTATGTATTCAGGTTGGTGGGAAGATGCGATAGAGGAGTTTAAAACAGATCCCAATATAGTTGCGATCTGTCCCGAGTCCCCACGGGTTGCCATGTGGGGATACGGACTGGAACATGGAATAAATCTTGATCTTATTGCACACAAAGAGGAGTTTAGCCGTGAGGATATAGAGTATCTAAAATCAGGCGATTACAACAAGGAGGAAATACAATCTAGGCATGATTTTAAGATCCCCGACTCCTTCCCTATTACCAAGCGTGGCGTGGTGGATGCCATAGCCATGTGGATGCCTATTTTCAAGCGTGAGGCGTTTATTGAACTTGGGCTGTTTGAAGAGCGGTTTATTTGGGGAGGCGGGGAGGACTACGATATGAACTGTAGAGCCTACTCCTGTGGCTACCCTATCCCCCGTAAAGAGTGTGATCCTAAGTATCACAGACGTATGGTTTCCACCATGAAGTCATGGGTTTGGCACTTCTGGGGAAAGAGCAAAGATATTAAACACGAACTTAATCCAAAGCTGTTTGAGGGACATGAACCATGGAATGATAATAAGTATCTGTGGGGAGAGAAATTTGACGTATGGGGGCATTATGAAGAAAATGGCATAAAAAAACCCTTAACACGCTTAGTACCGCCTCTAATATCCTGACTGCTATAATCAATTAGACATGGCAGTAGTATCGGTAGTCTCCGCTTCAACCAAAGTATCAGGCTCAACAAGTTCATTAACTCTGACCAAACCCACTGATACAGCAGATGGGGATTTGATTGCAGTATGGGCGCATGGTGATGAGAGTGTTGAGGGAACTGCCGAGTTTGACATAACAGGGTTTACCGACTTGTTTGACCCCTCCATAAGAGGCGGAACAACCGCAGGGGCATCTGGTAAGGTGTTGCATAAGGTAGCATCAGGAGAGGGCGCATCTTGGGAAGTTACACGCACAGGAGGGTCGGGCAACTGGGGCGCTATTGCGATGCGTATCACAAACACAGGTGGTACTCCTCTTATTGACACCTTTGCTACAGCAACATCAGCAGAAGATGAGGCTGTTACACCAACTTTAACAACGGGTGCAGATAACTGTCTTATCATACGAGGTGCAACGTGGAACGAGAGCAAGACCTTAACGGCAGTCCCTGCAGATCATACCGCAATCCAGCATAACGACCTCTCATCAAATGACGGGCATACAGTCTATACAACGGCTGAGATTGAAACATCAGGCACAAACGTGGGTACGGCTAGTTACGATCTGTCGGCAACCACAGAGACTGCAACCTTTACCCTTTCGATAAAACCTCCCGCTGTAGCAACGACCACATCCACTACTACATCTACATCCACCACAACCACTACCAGCACTTCCACTAGTACAACAACCACTAGTACCTCAACCACTACCAGTACCTCAACTTCAACCAGTACCTCCACCACCACAACCTCAACGTCTACGACAACCACTACATCTACGAGTACGAGTACATCTACTACAACCACTAGTACTAGTACGACAACCACGACTTCCACAAGCACTTCCACTTCTACCTCTACCACCTCATCCTCCACCTCAACCTCCACAACAACCTCAACAACCACCTCAACCTCGACCACCACAACCTCTACTTCAACTACAACGACAACCTCAACTAGTACTTCCACTTCAACTACGACCACTTCCACTTCTACGTCTACTACGACTAGCACATCCTCATCTACAACTACAACAAGTACTTCCACTTCTACAACCACTACCAGCACGAGTACATCTACTACAACGAGTACATCTACATCCACCACAACGACATCTACTTCTACCACAACAACCACGAGCACAAGTACTAGTACCTCTACGACTACCACTTCTACGAGCACATCAACCACTACAACCAGTACGTCTACTTCTTCTACCACTAGTACCTCGACATCAACCACAACAACTTCAACCTCAACAAGTACTACCACAAGTACTAGCACTTCAACTACTACGTCAACCTCAACAACTACTACTTCCACCTCGACCTCCACTTCAACTTCAACCTCAACGAGTACAACAACCACATCAACTTCCACTTCAAGTACAACAAGCACTAGTACTACAACTAGTACCTCAACTACGACAACTTCTACTTCAACGAGTAGTTCAACCAGCACCAGTACGTCAACAACCACTACTTCTACCAGTACTACGACTTCAACAACCACTAGTACCTCAACCACTACAACTAGTACCTCAACTACGACAACAACCAGCACCAGTACGTCAACTTCAACCACCACAACCAGTACGAGTACCTCCACAACCACCTCTACCTCCACAACCACATCAACTTCCACTTCGACCACTACAACCTCTACTTCAACTAGTACCTCTACCTCAACGAGTACAACCACTACTTCAACTTCCACTTCGACGTCAAGTTCAACTTCAACCACCACGACGAGTACCTCAACTTCAACTACCAGTTCCACCAGTACTACTACTACCATGACCTATCATTTCTCGCTTGAAAAAGATCAGACCGAATTAGTGATCGGGGAGGATGCGGATAAGTTGGAGTTTGGCGTGGAGAACGGAGAACAAAAGAAAATTGAAGTAACTCATGGAGATAATTGATGTGTTACAATCTTAATTAGACATGGCAGATGCTAAAGTTACCGAACTACCTGAAAATACTACTCCTGTTTCTACTGATTTAATACCAGTAGTTGACGATCCGGCAGGAACTCCTGCGACCCAGAAAATAACAGTAGCGACTTTACTTTTTGGATTGACCCGATTTAAGGTAATGACCTTCACAAGAGACTTGACTGCTGCATCAGGAGCGGTGGAGAGTGCGTCAATAGGATTTCCCCCAAAAGCAGTTATTTTTATAGCAAACGTTGCAGCAGGCGCAAGGATGTCAGTCGGAATCGATGATGGGACAAATGGAATGTGTATGTATGATAATAGTGGAGATGCAGCAGGGACGTATGATATGTCAACAGCTGGTGCGGCTTCAATTCTAATTTATACAGCATCAGGAACCAGACAATTTGCACAAATCACTACATTAGGAACAGATACCTTCATTCTTACATGGACAAAGGAAGGAACACCAACGGGGATAGCGTCAATTATAGCTTTAGTACTAAGGTAATATATGTATGGCCGATTTTTTGAAGAAAGAGGATGCAGACTACATACTTCAAGAAGATGGTACTTCTAAAATTCTTTTAGAGCAACAGACTACTACTTCAACTACAACCACAACAACTACTAGTACTTCTACCTCTACTAGCACAACCACGACAAGCACATCTAGTTCTACTTCAACCTCAACGACTAGTACTGTAACTTCGACCTCTACCTCAACGTCTACAACAAGTAGCACCTCCACCTCGACATCCACTAGTACAACCACCACTTCAACTTCCACTTCGACGTCAAGTTCAACTTCAACCACCACGACTACAACATGGCCTTATTCCTTTGAAATTGAACAAGAAGCTAAGAATAACGAACTATCCTTTGAAGTTGACAGAAAGACAGAGCAAGTGTGATATACTAATTTTAGACACGGCTTATGAGAAAGATAAAGATAGACAATCCCGTTCTTGATTCCTACGTTACCGATATCTCATCAGATTACTCGTCTGGAACCTCAGTTACGGTTAGAAATAACGTGTCGTTTGCCGCAGACGATCTGGGGGTGTTTGGAAATCCAACAGAGGAGCTTACCGAGCTTAAAAAAATATCAAGCGTTTCAGGATCAACTACTCTAACTTTAGCCTCAGCACTAAATTTTGCTCACAACAAGGGGACGCCAGTTTACAAGTCAATATGGGATCAGGTGTCAATAGAAGGCAGGTCATCTTCTGCTGGAACTTTTGCCGAACTTACTCAATCTGCTATTCAATGGGATAATCCAAAAGGAAAGACCGTTTACTTTCACAGCTCAGGCGATGATAACTGGCAGTATAGGTTCAGATTCTACAATACTGTTACCACAACTTATTCCGAATACTCTCCCACGTTGGCGGGAACTGGGTTTACGCAAACTCAGATGGGGTACATAATAAAAGAGGCACGACGTATAGCGGGGGATAAGGAAGGAAAGATAATGAGGGTTGATGAGCTATTAAGAGCCGCTACCCGTGCCAAAAACATAATAAGAGCCCATAACGGAAGGTATTGGTTTTGGAAGGTAAATGGCAGAAACTCCAGCAAAAGTATCTCGGGTATCGCAGGGACGGCTGTGTATTCACTTTCCTCAATTTCCGATTTTGGGACTATGGATACGATAGAGTGCCGGTACAATTCGGGAGGCACGGATCAGCTATGGATGTTAAGCAGAAAAGGGGATGCCGAGTTTCAGGAATATGCAAGAGACTTGAACCGCCCCAATACCGACTATCCCCATTATTATAGACTATTGCCCCCAGACTCCGCATCAACCTTGGGATATTTTGAGGTTGAGAACAAGATAAAAAGTGATGGCGTAGTAACATTCTATATAAACTACTACAAGATTGAATCAAACTATGACAGCGTTGACGACACAACTGCCATTATAATGCCTGAGATACTGGAGGATTATCTTATTGCCGAGATATTTGCGACCAAAGGAAATGACACTAAGGCCAAAGAGTATAGAAAGAAGTTCTACGGGCCTGACGGGCGGGATAAAACACTGGCTTTGGAGGAGCTGGACGGGATAGCGTTATTGGATGAGCTGGATAAACAGTACAAGACATCACAAGGACAGCCCAAACAACTATGGAGATTCAGAGGTCAACGTGCCATATCTAGGCTCTACGGATCCCGTCAGGTGGTTGCACCCGACTATATCCGTGAAAATTATTTTGATGGCCCTGAATACTAACAATGGCCGAGCTTGACGAGAAAATTAAAATACTGCCTGTTGAGAATTTCAGCAAGGGAATACAGCGTAAGTCTTCACGTTTCCAACAGGATCCCGGCGAGGTAAACATAGCCGAGAATATCTCATTTGATCCTATAGGCGGGTTTGGCAAGAAGCTAGGCTACGTACAGCAAAACTCCGACCTTACTTCTACCACAACAACTAGTACAAGCACCTCCACGACTACAACCTCAACAAGCACTAGCACTACTACAAGTTCAAGCACAAGCACCACAACAACGGCTTAAATGGCGGATATTACTGGGCTCATAGGATATAACTCTCCATCGGGAACCAATCTACTATTGGCTGCCTACGAGAACGATGTTGTGAATGTATCAACGGGTTTAGGGTATGGTCTTAACCTTACTTCGGGGAATGAGGTGTTTTTTGAGACATTTATAGATGCGGTGTTTATGTGCAACGGCACAGACCCCATGCGATCATTCGTGTCAGGATCGTTTTGGAGCAACTCATTTTCCCTGCCTTATCAGATAGTACCTAAATACATTAGAAAGTCAGTCAACAACGCACAGCTTTTGGTGGGGAACGTTACTCTAACCCCCGGCTCGGGAACGGCTCTTAACTACAAGTCAAGGGTTTTCAAGTCCCTATTTCCCAAGCTGGGTAAATCCCCGTCTGGTGCGGTTATATCTCAAAGCTTGGAATGGGGAGTAGTATCGGGAAGATGCAACCTAAAACAAAATACAAAAGGGGTTAAGGCGGTCTACGACGGGAATGGGAGACTACCATACTTTAAGACAAGGGGAATAAAGGTTGGCGATCCGTTTTTCTTATTGGGTGGAGACATAGGGCAGTATACGGTAGCCCGTGTAGACAGTGAGTATGAGTTGACCCTAAATGAGAACATTCCTTCTGCTGATTTGGTTAATACGAATATAGACTTTTGGGTGGGATCAAGCTGGTTTGACGTGGGAACTGACGACTCAGATCAGATTATGGGGTTTGGGGAAAACTCCTCACGTGATCTAATCTTTAAACTATTCTCTCTTTGGTATTACACGGGAACACAGCTTAAACAGGTAAAAGGGGCTCTTGGAACATCTGCTCCACGGTCAATCATAAACGATAGGAAAGGGAATACCTACTACTTTCATGGATCGGACATTGGGATAACGGGAATATATAAGTATGACGGAAACTCAGCAGTCAAGGCTTCACGGGCAGTGGATGTGTTTATACAGGGAATGTCAACCTCAAACTACTCTGAGGTTGTGGCTTGGGAGGAAGGGGATGAGTTGAGATTCTTTGTAGGAGACCTGACCAACAACAACGAAAATATCTCAATGACCAATGCGGTGGTAACGATAAACACCGCAACGGGGGCATGGGATGTTTCCCCTATCGCCGATGTCATAACAGCCTCAACCAAGTACATAGCATCAGACGTTCAAAACTCCTACTGTGGAACATCGGACAATCAGGTAATGAAAATGGGGTCTGGCAATTCCCATAACGGTTCGCCTATAGCAGCCGTGTTGGAAACTGGGGTGATCTATCCCTCTTCCTCAGAGATCATAAACAGCTTTCCCTATATTCAGGCCATAGGCAAAAACGCCAGAGGGTTAAGGGTGTCATACAAGATGTGGGATAAGCCCAATGATATAGACGATAGGTGGCAGCCCTTGGGGGATATGGAGGGGGATAGAACTGAGTTTGAGCCCAATACCCAAAACAGGGTGGGGGCAGGAGTGAGCTTTAGGATAGAGGAGGATGGAACCTTGGAGAATGATTGGATGGTTGAGAAGTTATCAATTTTCTATAAACCCGATAGAACACGCTTAATCTAAAAATGTCCTATCTAGATTTAGGATTCGACGAGAACTTACAGATCAGCACTCCCCAGCAACAGTCTACTCTTGATCCACAGGCTTTTGACAATTTTGTAGATGTTATCCCTGGAACCAAGATTCAGGGCGGAGTTATCTCTAGCCCAGATGGTAAGACAAAATTTGATCTGGAAAGTGGGTCTTTTAAAGTTAATAATGGGGTAGTTGATTTGATTACATTGGGCGTACTTCCTGATGAGTCTATTGGATTTTTAGTAAAAGATAATCAGGGGAATGTTCTTATGCAAATCTCAAGTGGGTTAAATATCATTAAATCCAAAACCGGCAATTTTGACATAGAGTTAGATAACGCACGCTTTGTTTTTTATGACGACAAAAGAGTTCCTCAAGGACTATTTGGGGAGGAATAATTATGCCGTTAGTATTAAAGTTAGCAAAACCAAACATCAACGCTCTTGAAAATAAAGATCCAGGAAACTTCTCTTTATACATAGATCAGATTCAAGACAATGTTCTTATTAAGGAAAACGTAAGAGATACGATATCTCTTGCCAATGGAGCCGCAAAGGACATAATTCACGGTCTTAAATATCCTCCCTTATGCTTTGTGTTCGTTGAGATAACCAGCGGGGTCTTTAGAAGAATCGTCGGCAATACATTTGCCAATGTAGCCTTCAATGTTGATATTAACCGCCTGCGTATTTCTAATGCTAGCGGGGGAACAAAGGTATTTAAGTATTATATTTTCCTTGATCAGTTACCATGAGCCTCAAAATTGCATTTTCTAAAATTGGTAAAAATGTTTTAAAATTATTGAGTCCAAACGACGCAATCTTTGATTCTTCCCAAAATACATTTAAAATAATAGTGGAGGGTCAAAAGACCGTGGAGCTGGCAGCTTCAACAAACGATCAGTCTTTTACTGTAAAACACGGATTACCTTTTACACCTTTAGTTCATGCTTTTGCAAAAAGAACAAACGGCGCAAGAGTATTTCTTCCAAATTCAAAAGACGTAATACTGTGGACTGCAAAAGTAGGATGGATGGATAATGGATTTAATAATGTTCAATTTAATTACGTTGAAGCAAACAATACGAATGTTGTTTTTAATTTTGACAATCAGGATGGATCTGCCGTGAATATTGATATTAAATACTTTTGTTTGGAAGCTATATGAAAATACTAATAGGCAAGGATAATGTAAATGCTCTAACCGAAAAAGACCCCTCAAAATTAAAGTTTAGTTCCGATTTTGGGACTTTGAAGTATTTTGCCAAAATAAGCAAAAGCATACAATTTACGGCAAATGGTCCAGGAGAAGATATCTCAGCAAGAGGGACAGTTGACCATAATTTAGGTTATTATCCATATGTTGAAGCTTATGTTAAGGTTGGATCAGTAACTCCTGGAACAGTTTATGAATATTGTCCTTTTACAGGAGCTGGAGCGACTGTATTCTATGCCGCAAATATCATCGTTACGAAAAGTCAAATTATCGTATATGGCGAGATTAATGGAGTTTCAACCAACACTTGGTATTTTGACTTTTTACTTTTTATTTTTAGAAATAATTTAGGCTTCTGACGCTTGACTTTATCCATACCTACAGTGCTATAATAATCAAGATATGGCACTTGTTTGGAAAAATTCGTTTGAAGAAGCTCGGCAGTTTGCGAAGGATCGTAGGAGGATAACGGGCGGAGACTATAAATTTGGTCAAGCTCCAACTGGCCAGTTTTATGTTACCCGTGATACTACTCCTGCTGAACTTGCTGCTATTCAAGGAAAGTCTTATAGTGGTGGGGGATCAGGTGGAGGGGGAGTTCCACAACCTACCCCTTCAGCTTCCTCCTCATCTGGCGTTAAAACAATAACTGAACAGGATGCGCTACGATTAGGGTTGGACTGGAATAACCTACCAGCAGGTTACGCCAGAGCAAACCAAGACCCCTTATCTTCGGTAAATAAAACCCTTGAAGATACCTTTAGAGATCTCCAAAATGAGGTTACAAAAAGGTTCGGTGAGTATAGGGCAGGAAAAGCCTTTAGGGTGGATGAGGTTCTGGCTGAAAAAAACGCAGCCGCCAAAGAACAGATCGACCCTTACTACAATCAATTATTGGGAGACTACTTGCAGGGTGTAACCACTAAAATAAACCGTGGGGTAGATGATACGAAGGATTTGTTATCAGAACTTAATGCCTCGGCAGAATCGTATTCTCAGGAGTCTCGGAATACTTTACAAGACGCACTAAATACCGCAGAGGAAGGTTATGCCCAATCTGGACTATACGGATCAGGGGAACAGTTAAGAACAGGTGGACGGCTGGCCGAAAAGTCCCAAGGAGATCTGTCAGACTACCTTAGAAAGTCCTCTCTACAGGAGAAAGGATACAAAGTAGGGCTCAACAGAGATATAGAGGATATAGGAGCGGAGAAGAAGGGGTACGTGTCTAATCTTGAAAGAAACAGATTTACGGATGTTCAACAGAGGGCTTCTAATCTGACCAAAGAAGCAGGGCAACAGTACATATCAGGATTTCAGGCTACTTTGCCTCCCGAGTTACAATCAGCATCGGGATTTGATATGTTAAAATCGCTCGGAATTTATAGTTAATTATGGATACATCACTAGAAGGGTTGAAGCAGGGAGCATTTAACGCCACACAGGATGTGGCAAACTTACAGTCCTCCGCCCCGTCTCTACTGCAATCTTTGAGGCAAAACTTGGTAAGCATATTTGCCAAGGATAATCCTGTTATGAAAGCCCGTGATGTTGCCCTATCCGATTACCTGTCAACTCCAGCTAGGGCAAGAGCGGATTACCTACCATACAATATGCCCCAGATCGAGGGACGGCCTCTTGCCTTATCCCCCACCCAACAGGATGCTATAACCACCTCACGATCAGCAGCCGCCCTAGCTCCCTTGTTTGGACTAAATGAGATCATAAGAAACCAATACGGGTCAATAGGGGATATAGTTGAAAATGCAGCCACTCTGTACAACTCTCAGGTTGAGGCTGGAAAGACGAGATCCTCTGGTTTATTGGATTTATACAAGACAGGCGTAGCGGAACAGGAAGCTAAAACTAAAGCCTCAGAGGGTGTAGGACTAGGAGATATATCCTCAATCCTTTCACTTTTAGGTGAAAGTCAACAAACACAGGTTCCTTCACTCGATGACATATTCGCCTCAACACAAAAGAAACAAACTCAGGCTAAGAAAAAAGAGGAACCTAACTTCCTGCAAAAAATAATG